TGCTGGCCTTCGCAGGCAAAAGCGGCCAGTTTGAATTGGCGGACATGGCCAAGTGGTTGCCGCAGCTCACACCACAGTTTGCTGCACTGGGTATCACGGGCGAACGCGCAGTGGCTGAGATCGGCGCCTCGCTGCAGATCGCTCGCCGGGGTGCTGGCAGCAACGACGAAGCAGCTAACAACTTCAAAAACTTCCTTTCCAAACTTACAGCCAAGGACACTTTAAAGTCCTTTGAAGGTGCGGGGATCGACCTCACTGCATCAATGAAGAATCTGGTTGGAAACGGGCTGACCCCAGTCCAGGCGATGCTGGAAGTCATCACCAAATATGTGGGTAGTAAGGGTCCAGAAGCTGCTGGCAAGTTCCAGAAAGCGATGGCTATCAAGGACGACGAAGAACGCCAGATTGCCCTCAATCGTTTGAACGAGGCCTATAAGCTGGGCGAACTGTTCGCCGACCAGCAAGTGCTGTCATTCATTCGACCGGCCATGGCCAACAAGAAGGATCTTGCGGGCATCCAGCAGCGCAGCATTGATGCCGCCGATAAAGGTGGACTCGATACTGACTGGAAAAAACGGATGGAAAGTCCGAAGGAACAGCTAAAGCTGCTGACCACCAACCTCTCTGAAATTGGTATCACGGTCGGCAGCGTTCTGATTCCGGCGCTCGTGGATGTCACACAAGCTGTCATACCCGTAATGCAATCCTTCTCCAACTGGGCAGGTGAGAATCCCGAGTTAATAAAAGGTGTCATCGGCCTGGTCGGCGGCCTGTTGCTAGGCAAGATGGCCTTCATCGGCGTTGCATACGGCGCCAACCTAGTGCTGTCGCCCTTCGTGGCCATGAGCACTACCATCACAACACTTTCGTCGAAGTGGACTCTACTGCGCGGCATGTGGCAGATGGGCAAGTTCGCACCGCTGATCAATGGTATGAGCAAAGGCGCCAACGCCGTGAAATGGCTGGCTCGCGGTAGCGTTGCACTTGGCCAGGCGCTGGGTGGCAAGTTGCTTTTTGGTCTACGCATTGCCGGCCAGGCAATTCTGTGGCTGGGTCGAGCCTTGATGATGAACCCTATCGGCCTGCTGATCACCGGCATCGCCGTGGCGGCCTACCTTATTTACCGCTACTGGGAGCCGATCAAAGGCTTCTTCGCCGGTTTGTGGACGGAGATCAAAGCCGGGTTCAGCGGCGGTCTTTCTGGCATCTTGGGGTTAATGGCTAACTTCTCACCGGTCGGCATGTTCTACAGAGCCTTTGCCGGAGTAATGAGTTACTTCGGAATTGAACTGCCGGGCAAGTTCACCGAGTTCGGCGGCATGATCATTGATGGTTTGGTCAATGGCATCAGCAATGCTTTAGGTGCCGCCAAAGAAGCTGTGGTCGGTGTCGGGACTTCGGTCAAAGGCTGGTTTACCGAGACGCTCGGCATCCACTCTCCAAGCCGGGTGTTCATGGGCTATGGCGCCAACATCAGTGAAGGTGCCGCCATCGGCATCAGTGCGCAGTCAGACCTGGTGCGAAAAGCAGCACTCGGCATGGCAGCACAATCGGGTGTCAACCTTGCGCCGCCGAACCCTGCTGACGTCTCTAAGGCGAGCATGATGGGGAACGTTGGCGGCGGCGCTGCCGGAATGGGCTCCGGCATGGGCGGCGGCCCGAGCTTCACCTTCTCACCGCAGATCACCGTGCCTGGTGGCGCCGATACGCAGCAGCAGGTCCAACAAGGACTGCAGGCCGGCTATGGCGAATTCGTACGGATGATGGATCGCTACATGCACGACCAGCGCCGACGTAGCTACGGTCCCTCTAATGAGGGGATCGCCTAATGTTTGCCATCCTGGGTGATATCGAATTTACCGTGGCCGGTGGGATCAGCGGCATGGAGCAAAGCGGATCGGCCGACTGGGCAGAGCACGCCCGTATCCAAGGAAAACCTTTGCTGGAATGGATCGGTGAAGGCCTGGATGAGTGCAACCTGACCATCGAGCTGCACCCGGTCCTGGGCGATCCTGAAGAACGGTTACGAACACTGCGCCAGGCCAAGAGCAAACATGAGCCTTTGGCCTTTGTGATGGGAAGCGGCGAATACCTGGGCGCCTACGTCATCACCAACATCTCCAATGCAATCCGCCGCTCGACCGCAGTGGGCCAGATCAAGGCGGCTACGGTTCAGTTGAGCCTGAAGGAATACACCGGGGCATTCACTCGCAAGGTCGCCCGACCAGGACTGGCTGATCCAGCCTTGAACGGCACATCGGCGGCCACCGCCGATAAGCCCGGACTCATCTCACGGCTGTCGCCTTCCCCCAGTACTGTCCAGGCGGTGATTGGCCATGCAAAAACAGCCGGGAACATATTAAAGGCAGGCCAGAACTTGTATGAGGCGGTAAAGAGCGGCAATCCCTCGATGATCCTCGGTCAGGTCCCGCAATTGCTGGGGGTTACAGCCAGGGCGATTGGGCCGCTGCAAGGGCTGAAATCAGTGGCCGGACTACTGGAAGATGGTTCCGATCTGTCGCGACTGGGTGAGAACGTATTGGGCAGTGTCATGGGCGCTCGATCAGCCCTCAACCCGGTAGACCTTAGCAACATCGTTGACCGGTTCTCAGCGTCCCAAGAGTCGCTTGGCCAAGCACTCACCACAATGGATGGCGCCCGGACTCGTTTGGCTGGGCTGGCAGCGCAAGTCTTGACGAGGAAGTCCTGATGTTTATCACGCATGTCACAACTGAAGGTGAGCGTTGGGACCAGTTAGCCTGGCGATATTACGGTGATGCTCATCGTTACTTACCGATCGTTGAAGCCAACACGCATGTGCCGATCACCGCTGCTTTGCCGGCGGGTTTGACCCTGGCCATCCCAATCCTTGAGCCTGAGGCCACCGCTGAGGATCTTCCGCCATGGATGCGATGATCCCCACGCAAGTACCAGAAGCGCGCTTCGTGCTGGCCTATCAGCAGAGCAATATCACGCGGAACGTCAGCCAACACTTGCTCTCTTTGTCCTATTCCGACTACCTCACCGGTCAGGCCGACAGCCTGGAGGTTGAATTGGAGGACACCGAGGGTAAATGGCGCGACACCTGGTATCCAGGGCACGGCGACAGCTTGACCGTGTCCATTGGCTGGGAGGGTGGGCCACTACGCGTACTTGGGCGATTTGAGATTGATGAGGTCGAGCTGAATTGCCCACCCTCAACGATCACCATTTATGCGCTGGCCACCGGCATTAAAGCGGCATTACGGACCACCGAACACCACGCTTATGAAAACACCACGCTGGATGCCGTAGCCAAGCAGATAGCAGCACGTCAGGGGCTGGCGCTGATTGGCAGCATCGAGCCGATCAAGCTCGACCGGTTGACTCAGCAGGAGTCCGATCTGACCTTTCTGCGCAACTTGGCGGCCGAGTACGACTATGCCTTCAAGGTCACCGGTAATCGAATGGTCTTTCATGCCATCAGTGAGTTGGCCAAGGGCGCACCGGTAGCCACTCTGGTGCTCCAGGACTTAAGCCGCGTGAACCTGCGTGACCAGATCAAGAGCGTCCCTCAGGCCATTGAGGTGAAGCACAAAGACCCCGCGAAGAAAAAGCTGATTGCGTACAAGGTCGAAAATGGCGAAACCGTCGCGGTTCCCAGCAGCGTAAGCAAGGCCACCACCAGCGGTGATACCAAAAAGAGCCGCAAACGCAGCGCCTCGGCCGAAGATTCCAAGGCAAAAGCCAAAGCCGAGCTGGCCAAAGCCAACCGTGAACGTACTACTGGCAGTTGGGGCGCGATGGGTCGGCCCAACCTGCTCAGCGGCAATGTGGTGACCTTGGTAGCGGCGGGCAAGCTCGGCGGGAATTACCTGATCACGTCTTCGCAGCACCGAATGACCCGGAGTGGTTACACCGTGGACAAGTCAGTCTGCCGTGTGTCCGCGCCTTCGATCACATCAGCCCAAGATAGCACTAAGCCAGACCTGGCTTTGGCGACCTACGGCATTGAGCAAGAAGTGGTTGCCTGATAATGGAGAAGAGCTGATGGGCGTTGAACTGGAATACGGGGAAGTCAGCGCTGTTGATTACCTGACTTGCCGCATACGGGTGCGCCTGGATGACCGTGATGGGGTTGAGAGTTACTGGCTCAACGTGCCCCAGCGCAACACCCAGGGCACGAAGCGCCGGCCTTTGATGCCTGAGCTGAACGAGCAAGTCGCGGTGTTGTTGGACGATGACGGTGTGGGAGGTGTTTACCTGGGCGGCATCTACTCATCGGCCGAACCTCCGCCTGTTGTGGATGAAGATACCGACTATGTGCGGTATAGCGATGGGACGGTTTCAACGTATGACCGTAAGGCTGGGGTAATGACGTTGGATAGCGTGGGGGCTTTGCTTTTGAAGTGTGGTAGGAACATCACCGTTGAGGCGGGTGCCCCTGTCGTGGTGAAGGCTCCGTCAGCAACGTTGGACGTACCGGAGGTCTCCTTGAATGGAAACCTGAAGATGAAAGGTAATTTGCTGGTCGAC